GGTGGGGGCGTTCCCATAAGCCGTTGATTCTACAGGAACTTAGTTTCCGATAATAACTATTATGTAATATCGTGAGAATTCGACCCCCCCCCCCCCGACAAACCGCCCGCCACTTTCTATACCATAATCTACTTTTTCAGAACCGAGACACATGCAGCCATTAGACTCTAATACAGGCATACTGCACCGCATCAATGAGTTGCGAGAGAATGCTTTTGCTGAGGACACGGGGGATGATGAGTGCATGGCGGATTTGTTTGAGCTTGTGTTATTATACGAGACATTGTTGGAGGAGGCTGGGATGTTGTCTTATAAGGATCAGATGCATTGAGTAATGTTTTGCACATCAAGATGCCGTATAACCCTCGGCCATTGCAGGCCCGTCTGCACGATGAGATGCAGGCCAAGCGTTGGGGTGTTGTTGTTTGTCACCGCAGGTTTGGCAAGACGGTGTGGGCTATCAATCATATTTTACGGGATGCGTTTTTGAATACGAAGAGAGCGCCTCGTTATGCTTACATGGCCCCTACTTATCGTCAGGCGAAGAACGTGGCTTGGGATTATCTCAAGCAGTTTGCGGGGCCTATACCCGGGGTTAAGTTTCATGAGACGGAGTTGCGGTGTGATTTGCCTAACGGGGCTAGGATAAGCTTGTTGGGGGCTGAGAACCCAGATTCGTTGCGTGGTATTTACTTGGACGGGTGCGTAATGGACGAGGTTGCGGATATGCCGGAGAGTGTATTCCCGCAGGTATTGCGTCCTGCTTTGTCTGATAGGGGTGGCTGGTGTGTGTTTGTTGGTACGCCGAAGGGGCACAATGCTTTTTATGAGTTGTACGAGCAGGCGCAGGCTGAGGATGATTGGCTTGCTGCGATATACAAGGCGAGTGAGACTGGGATTTTGGCGGAGGAGGAGTTGGTTGCGGCACAGCGGATGATGAGCAGTGACCAGTATGCGCAGGAATTTGAGTGTTCTTGGAACGCGAATGTGCCCGGGGCTATTTACGGAAAGGAGCTTGAGGCTTCTATGATGGATGGTCGCGTTGCGAATGTACCGTATGACCCAACGGCTAGGGTAGATACATGGTGGGATCTTGGTGTTGGGGACAGCACGGCGATTTGGTTTACTCAAAGCGTTGGTCGTGCTATTCATGTTATAGATTATTATGAGGCTAGGGGTGAGGGATTGCCACATTACTGTTCGATTCTTAGCAACCGGAAGTATTTGTACGGTACGCACAACGCGCCGCATGATATTGAGGTACGCGAGCTTGGGACGGGAAAAAGCCGTAGAGAGATTGCGTATGACTTAGGATTGAATTTCCGTGTTGTTCCCAAGCTACCTATTGAGGATGGGATACACGCGGCGCAGATGTTGATACCGAGGCTGTGGTTTGACCGTGAGCTTTGCAAGCATGGTTTAGAGGCACTGCGGCAGTATCACCGGGCGTATAATGAGCGGACACGCAGCTTTCGGGCCAGCCCTGTCCATGATTGGTCGAGCCATTCGGCGGATGCGTTTAGGTATCTGGCGGTTGGATTGAGGGAAGCTAGAGATAATTTGCGACCTCCGCAGCGTGAAGCGGTGATGGCATACAATCCATTTGCGGCATAGGAGATAGACATGGGTGCTGGAACGAATAAGAAAGATACAAGTAGCTCAAGCAACAACAAGACCACCACGGTTTCTGTTGGTGATGGCAAGGGCGCTGTAAAGACATCCTCGGCCCCAAGGGCTCGGCCTACTCAGATTAGCGCTATGCAGCCGCAGGACGAAAAGGCTTACTTCTCTAGCGTTAGAGATCCCAAAGACCCTAAGCCAGAGGCAACTGTTGCCAGCGTTATTGGGGACATTGCCACAGCGATAATTCCCGGGGCAAGTATACTGTCGAAAGAATCTCAGGTTATCCCAACAGGCAGTGGCCTCACTGGGCCTGCGCAGTCTTCAATTGATTCTAATATGAACTGGGCGGGCACCACTGTTGATTCGAGGGGGTTCTTTACAAATGAGGCGTACAACAAAGCTACAAGTAGCAAGGCGGAGACTGATCTCCCGGCTATGGGCGACAAGTTATTTGGCTCGTATGAAGCTGGTGGCAAAACCTTTAAAGTAAATGCTCTTGGCGCTTCTTACGAGGTTAACCCAAAGACGGGCAATTCTCTCACACTTGAGCAGAATGCAGCTAAGGAACGTGATACAGACCGAGCTAAAGCAGCTGGTGCTATTCTTGCCCCAGCCCCGGCCTCTGCGCCCGTAACTGTTGCTGAGGTTACCAACACGCCTGTTGTTCCGGGGGCCCCAGAACTTGTTGCTGATACACCTGATTTGATCACGGGGCCTATTGAGGAGGAGATCATTGCAAAATCCAAAAAGGGCCGCAGGTCTACAATCAGAACGTCCGCCCGTGGCCTACTGTCTAAGGCTCCGACGAGCGGTGGCAAGTCCTTGATGGGGTTGATCGCATGAATAATATGTCCAAGGGCAACATTGCAGGTATGATGGGAGCTATTTCAAACCAGCCCGCAAAGAGCGTTGGGCAAATGACTGTCGATCCACTGGAGCGGATGCAGCAAAAGATGGCTGGACGAACTCATGGTGGAGTGGTTGAGGGGCTGACCAAGAAGAAGCCCAGCATACTTAGCAATTACGGAATGAAATGATGGCCCAAGTAACACCGATGATTTCGCAACTTGATCGCCGCTATAAGACACTGCAAAGCCAGAGGTCTAACTGGGAGCGCCACTGGCAAGAGCTTGCCGACTTTATGCTGCCACGCAAGGCTGACATCACAAAGCACAGAACACAGGGCGACAAACGCACTGAGTTGATCTTTGATGCGACAGCAATTCATGCGGTGGAGTTACTTGCGTCGAGTTTGCATGGAATGCTAACTGGGCCGTCCACACCGTGGTTTTCTCTGATGTACCGCGCCGCTGATCTGCAACGTGATGACGCTGCGAATGAATGGCTGGAGACTTGCAGCGACCAGATGTACAAAGCATTCAACCGCTCGAACTTTCAGCAAGAGATCCATGAGCTTTACTATGACTTGGTAGTGTTCGGGACTGGCGCGTTCTACGTTGAGGCCAGTGACTCAGGGGATCTACGGTTTTCATGCCGCCACATTGCAGAGATTTGCATCTCTGAGGATGCTCAAGGCCGGGTTGATACGGTGTATCGTAAGTTTAAAATGACTGCCCGGGCGCTTGCAATGCGTTTTGGTGAGCAGAATATGCCTTCGGTGATCCAAAGAGACTTAAAAGGTGACCCATACAAGGAGCATGAGATCGTTCATGCAGTGTTTCCAAGGGGTGAAAGCGGCGCAAAAACGGCTAAAAACAAGCCTGTTGCGTCCATTTACTACCACGCGGACACCAGAATGCTGCTAAGCGAGGGCGGATTTGATGAGTTTCCGTTCATGGTTCCGCGTTTTGTAAAGGATAGTGTCAGCACATACGGTAGATCACCCGCCATGACTGCACTGCCAGACGTTAAGATGGTCAATAAAATGTCTGAGATCACAATCCGTGCGGCTCAGAAACAGATTGATCCGCCATTGATGGTGCCTGATGATGGGTTTTTGCTGCCAGTTCGGACAACCCCGGGTGCTTTGAACTTCTATCGGTCTGGTACGCGAGATCGACTAGAGCCAATGAACATCGGCGCTAACAATCCCCTCGGTCTAAACATGGAAGAACAACGCCGGGGTGCTATTCGTCAAGCATTCTACGTTGACCAACTGTTACTTGGACAGGGGCCGACCATGACTGCAACAGAGGTATTGCAGCGCAACGAAGAAAAGATGCGTTTACTCGGCCCCGTGCTTGGTCGTTTGCAGGCGGAGCTATTGCAGCCTGTGATTGAGCGCGCGTTTGCAATCATGTTGCGCAATGGCAAGTTGCCGCAACCGCCTGAGAGTATGCAGGGCATGGACATTAACATTGAGTACATTTCGCCGCTTGCCAAGGCGCAAAAACTAACTGACCTACAGTCTGTAATGCGTGGGCTTGAGGTGCTTCTGCAAGTCGGGCAGGTCGCCCCGGTTCAAGACTACATTGATAGCGACAAGCTTATTAAATATCTTGTGGACACAACGGGCATACCTGCATCGGTCATTCGTTCTGATGAAGAGGTTGCGAAGCTACGCCGCCAAGCTGAACAACAGCAGTCTCAACAGGCTGACCAACAGCAACAGATGGAAATGGCGCAGCAAGCCCAGATGGTTGCCCCCCTTGTTAAGGCAGTCAGCTGATGAATCAGGTTGAACTTATTAAGCTTGCATACCGCCGCACGTTCAACACAGAGGACGGGCAGCGGGTGCTGGCAGATATGAAGGCTCGGTTTAACTATGAATCGACCACGTTTATTCCCAACGACCCTCACAACTCAGCTTTCTTGGAAGGACAGCGCGCCGCATTACTCAAGGTCATTGGGATGTTGTCCGAAGCCAAAGAACCAAACAAATAAGGAAACTCAATGAGCGAAGAGACAATCCAAAACACTGGATCTCAAGAAATCGCAAATGCTGCGGTTGCAGTACCTGTAAGTTTTTTAGACAGCCTACCAGAAGAGTTGCGAAACGAGCCAAGCTTGCGCACAATTCCGGATGTCCCGTCGTTAGCAAAAAGCTTTGTCAACGGACAACGCTTGATCGGCGCAGAAAAAATCCCGCTGCCGGGCAAGAACGCGACAGATGAGGACTGGCGTTCGGTTTACAAGCGATTAGGTTTGCCCGACACACCAGATCATTACGAAGTTAAGACAAACGGTAAGATGCCCGACTCAGACCTCTCGGCGCTAAAATCCCGGGCATATGAGGCTGGGTTAAACAGCAAGCAGGTTCAAGCCATTGCATCGCTTTATGAAGATAACCTGTCCCAATCGCAGGAAGCATTGCAACAGAGCGCCCAAGAAGCGGACTTCGCCGGAGAGCAGCTGCTACGGCAGGAGTACGGAAAAGCGTTTGACCGCGAGATCCAGCGCGCACAATCGGCGGCAAAAGCTGTTGGTATTGATCTGAATATGTTTGACACCCTCAAGCTTTCGGATGGCAGCTTGGTTGGAAATAACCCCGATTTTATTCGGATGTTTGTAAAAATCGCTGATATGATTGGCGAGGATACCCTAGAAGGTGCAACGTCTGAAACGGTTATGACACCTCAAGAAGCAAAGCAGCAAATAGCTGAAATGACTTCCAAAGGTTCAGCATATTGGAATAAACACGACCCGAAACATGATGAAGCCGTAAAACAGGTTTTATATTTGCGCGAGTTCGTGTATCCTAGCGACGGATAACTGCGTTGCAGCCCGTACATCAAGCCTGTGCGTCAGGCGGTTTGACCAGCCTATTGGTAAGCCATGGCCCAATTACTTGGACAACCCGGCGGCAAAAACCTTGAAACGCAACTCTGTTAGGAATCAGATATGTCAACGCAAATTACCACAGCGTTCGTCAATCAGTTCAGTTCAAACATACAGATGCTTTCACAGCAAATGGGTTCATTGCTGCGAAACGCTGTAGATATTGAGTCTGTAAATGGCGAAAAAGCTTTCTTCGACCAAGTCGGTTCAGCCGCAGCCGTGCTGCGCACAACCCGTCATGCGGATACTCCGCTGATCGAAACACCACATAGTCGCCGTATGGTGACCATGTCGGACTACGAGTACGCCGACTTGATCGATGATCAAGACAAAGTACGCCTACTCGTTGATCCAACAAGCACCTATGCTAAAGCTGCTGCTTCAGCTATGGGCCGCGCCATTGATGATGTTATCATTGCCGCCGCTTTAGGTACTGCAAAGACTGGCAAAGACGGGGGCACTTCTACAACCCTCCCAGCTGGAAACAGCATTGCCGCAGGCGCTACTGGCCTAACTCTAGCAAAGCTTTTGACTGCTAAAGAAAAGCTTGATGCTGGAGATGTCGATGCTTCAATTCAGCGCTACATCGCTTGTTCCCCACGCCAGATTTCTAATCTGCTTGGAGACACAACCGTAACATCGTCCGATTACAACACCATTAAGGCGTTGGCGCAGGGCGAATTAAACCAGTTCGTTGGCTTTACGTTCATCGTAAGCAATCGTCTGGGCCTGTCTGGCGCAGATCGTAAGGTAATCGCTTGGGCAGAAGACGGACTAAAACTTGCAATCGGCAAAGAACCGACTGCTCGTATCGATGAGCGCGCGGATAAATCCTATGCTACGCAGGTATACTACTGCATGAGTGTTGGTGCAACGCGGATGGAAGAAGCCAAAGTTATACAAATACTTTGTAGCGAATAGGAGGGCTAGAAAATGGCTACCGTTTACTCTACACAGCGCACTAATGCGCTGGCTATCCCGACTGTCAACAGCGAACCAATCGATCTATCTGGTCGCGTTCGCATTGCCCACGGCAAATATACTGCTGCGGCTTTGCAAATAAACGACGTGATCGATATGGTTCTTTTGCCTAACGGCGCGCGCCTTGTATCCGGCTTTCTTGCGCACGGTGCGCTTGGATCGACAACTTCTATCTCAGTTGGATATGCGGCTCACAAGGACTCAGCAAAAGCAACTGTTGCGTTAGACGCTGATGCCTACAAAGCAGCTGCTTCTACTGCGTCAGCGGCAAAGGTTGACATACTTGCAACGCTAGCCCTTGGTTCTGGTACTGTAACAAACACCGACGAAAACGGTGTTGCGATTACTTGTACTCTCACAGGGGCTGCGGCCACTGGAGCCATTGAGCTTACTGTGCTTTACGTTATTGACTGATAACATGAGGGGGCGGTTCGCCGCCCCTTCTACCTTCCCGGAGATTTCTATGGCTGATCTTGAACCGTTTAATTCCAAGAAACATAAGCCTGTTGATACCGTTGGCGGATCAAAGGCTACGGAATATTTAGCCAGTGAGAACGCCCCAGAGGGAAAAGGCTACTTTTGGAATATCCCAACTATTTGGTTTGACTCAGCTACTGGAAAGCCAACATACCTAAAGGGCGATGCCGCTTGGGATCAGGCCCTTGATTACGAAAAAAAGACTGGGCAGAAATTCCCAAGGTTCAAAGATAAAGACGCAGCAATAAACGCAGCTAAAGAAAGATCCTCGGCTGGCGGAGCATCCAAGCGCAGCTTGATTAATAGCGGGAACACGAAATGACGAGCAACGTGGACATCGTAAACAGCGCCCTTAATATGATTGGCGCTTCTAACATTTCATCTTTGGACGAAAACACCAAAGCAGCCAAGATTATGAATCAGAGATTCGAGGGGGTTCGTGATTCAGTTTTTAGATCTCACCCTTGGAATTGCTTAATAAGAAGGGCCACGCTGGCTCAGGAAGTTGATGTTCCAGAGTACGGGTATTTGTACCAATACGCGCTGCCCACCGATCCATATTGCTTGAGAATACTAGAGTTTTCTAATGGGTCAATGACCTACCCGTATGACAATATGACCAACAACCGGGGCGGGCCAGCCTTTGTTGTAGA